CTCATAAAGACCCCATTGAAGCTGGTCCTCCGCCTTCCGGACCTAAGCCACCCAACCAGAACCCCGGTGGTCCGATCTCTGGTCCCGTCACTGGTCCCAAGCCTAGCGAACCTGTTGGTGGTTCCGGTGGTGGCAACGATGAACCCGTGCAGGCCCCTGAGGTTATCGACCCTGAGGATGGTGTCGGTGGTGGCTCCGGTAGTGGCGGTCAGCGTGATGGTGGTGCAGCGGCTTCCGCCAAGGCGTCCCGCCTCCGCGAAGAGAACGCCACTGTTGCAGCCAAGCGTCGAGGCCAGGACCCGTATCGCCGGGGTGGGCCTAACCGCCGCGCGACCCCGGCTCAGTCCCGTGGTCCCAACCCCCTCCGCATTCGATAATAGGTGACACATGTGCTTTATGTCTCAACCTAAGACCCCTGCTCCCCCGCCTCCCCCGGCGGCTCCCCCGATGCTCGAACAGGAAGCCCCTAAGCTTTCCGAGGCATCTGATGAGAGCGAGATGATTAACGCTCGGACTCGGGGTCTTCGCGACTACAAAATTGAACGCCGGAACCGCCACTTCGCAGGGAACAACCCCCTGTCGATCCGGGCTACTTCCAGCACAAACTAACAGGTGAGCGCCGTGCATAACGACGAAAAGGGTGGGTGCGCCAAGCGTTACGACAAGCTGTCCTCCGACCGTGACATCTATCTGGAGCGGGCCCGTGATGCAGCTAAGTATACGATCCCGGCTCTGATCCCCGAAAGTGGTCACGGCCCATCCACCAAACTCTACACTCCGTATCAAGGGATCGGGGCACGGGGCGTCAATAACCTGGCGTCCAAGCTGCTCCTGTCTCTCCTTCCGCCTAACTCCCCGTTCTTCGCTATGAAGCTCGATGACTTCACCATCACTGAGCTTGCACAGAAGGAAGGGGCACGAGCCAAGGTCGATGAAGCCCTCAACAAGTATGAGCGGGCTGTGATGACCGAGATCGAGAACTCCGGTATGCGGGCTCCGATCTTCGAGACCCTCAAGCACCTCATCGTGGCTGGCAACGCTCTGATGTATCTCCCGCCTGACGGGGGTGCCCGGGTGTTCCCCCTGAGCCGCTATGTGGTCAAGCGGGACCCCATGGGTGCTGTCATTGAGATCATCATCAAGGAAACCCGGTCCACCGCAAGCCTCCCCGAGGACATCAAGAAGATGCTTGAGGACGCTGATGACGCTGGGCTCCCCTCCGACACCAACCACGATGGCAAGGCCAACGACAACACTGTGGATGTCTATACTCACCTCTATCGTGAGAAGAAGTCCTACAAGATGTATCAGGAAGTCCGTGGGGTGAAAGTCCCCGGCACTGAGGGTTCCTATCCCATGGATAAGCCCCCGATGCTGGCTCTCCGGTGGACCTCCATCGATGGCGAGGACTATGGCCGGGGTTACATCGAGGAATACATTGGTGACCTCGTGAGCCTCGAAGGGCTCTCCAAGGCTGTCCTCGAAGGCACCGCAGCGTCTGCCAAGGTAGTCTTTCTGGTTGCCCCTAACGGCACCACGAAGGCCCGTGATATTTCCAAAGCGGAGAACGGAGCGATAATCTCCGGGAATCCTGCGGAGGTAGGTGTTCTCCAGGTTAACAAGCAGGCTGACCTCTCGGTGGCTATGTCTACAATCCAGACAATCACTGAGCGGCTCTCCTACGCATTCCTGATGAACTCAGCGATCCGCCGTGCGGGTGAACGAGTGACCGCAGAAGAAGTCCGCTACATGGCGGGTGAACTTGAGGATGCTCTGGGTGGTGTCTACTCCATCCTGAGCCAGGAGTTCCAACTTCCTCTGGTCAACAGGATCATCGCTCGTATGACCCGCCAGAAGAAACTCCCGGCACTCCCCAAGGGGGTCGCCAATCCCACTATCGTCACTGGCCTTGAGGCTCTGGGGCGTGGCCACGATCTGAATAAGTATCAGATGATGATGGCAGCACTCCAACCGCTTGGACCTGAGGCACTCGCCCACCACATGAACATGGGCGACTACATCACTCGCATCGGCACCGCTCTAGGTATCGACATGGGTGGCCTCATCAAGTCCGAGGAGCAACTGGCTCAGGAACAAGCTGCAATGCAAGAGCAGATGCAGCAACAACAAATGATGGAGATGGCTCAATCAGCAGCGAAACCTCTGGCCTCTGAGATGGCTAAGGGTATGCGCGAGAGTGCTGTGGAAGCCACAAGTCAGAACATCAAAGGTAAGTAACACATGGTAGAGCAAGTAACCATCGACACCTCTGGGGAAACCTCGGGGCCCACTCTGGAAGAACAAGCAGCAGCTATGGACGCAGCTGCGGCAGAGCAGGCCGGGGAAGCCCCCGCTCAGGAACGCCCGGAGTGGCTCCCTGAGAAGTTCAACTCTGCGGAGGACCTAGCGAAAGCCTATGCGGAACTTGAGAAGAAGCAGTCAGCACCCCGTGAAGAGAAATCTGAAGAAGCTCCTAGTGACATGTCCGACCAAGAGGCGCGGGACATGGTGGAGAACGCGGGGCTGGATTTCAACGGCTTTGCTCAAGAGTTCTGGTCTAACGGGGAACTCTCCCCGGAGAGCTATGACGCCCTCGCAGACGCAGGTATCCCTCGGGAAATCGTAGATGGCTATGTCCAAGCTCAACTCTCCAACCTGGAGGCTCAGCGTGAGGCTATCATGGGTGAGGTGGGTGAGGGGTCGTATGATGACCTGACCCAGTGGGCGATGAATAATCTCGATAATGCTGAGATTGACGCCTACAACCGCATCATGGAAACCAACGACATGGACGCTATCAAGATGGCTGTCCGTGGTTTGGTGGCCCGCCGGAGTTCCTCGGATGGCTTCGAGCCTTCCCGGAGTCTCTCTGGGTCGGACGCACAGTCCACCGGGGGCACCTACGAGAGTGTTGCTCAACTCACCGCTGACATGAACGATCCTCGCTACGCCACTGACGCAGCCTTCCGGGCTAAGGTCGAGGCCAAGTTGGGACGCTCCAGCATCTTCTAAGAGGATATCAACATGGCTGCACCGTCAGGCCGGGTCTATTCGGATTATGACCGCGAATATCAGGCTCGGCCTGAGCAGGTAAAAAAGCGGGTGAACCGTAATGCAGCCCGCCGCATGATGATTAAGAAGCATGGCAAAGCCGCTCTGAAAGGTAAAGATATCGACCACAAGAACGGTGATGCCACAAATAACTCGAAGAGCAATCTCCAAATTATGGACCGATCAGCTAATCGAGCAAAAAAGTAATTACCAACTTAGGGGGCCCTCATTAAGGGCCTCCTCTGTCACGCCGCTTTTAAGTGGGTGGCGAAACCCGAGGGTAGGCCAACCCTCTCCTTTCAACTAACCCAAACTACAAGCACAACACGAAGTATGTCGGGCCTCTTACGAGAGACAACCCGGAGGAAAAGGGAGCGCTTAGGCTGGATTAGTGCACAACCAATCCTAACAACTCTTTTCACAGGTAAACTACAATGGCTAACGCAACCCCGTCCCGTCTGGGTCAGGCTAACCTCACTGGCGCAACTGACGCCCTGTTCCTCAAGGTCTTCTCGGGCGAGGTGATGAGCACCTTCGCTGCCAAGACCGTCATGAAGGACAAGACCCGCATCCGTAGCATCAAGCACGGCAAGTCGGCTCAGTTCCCCGCAATCGGCAAGACCGTGGCTGAATACCACACCCCGGGTGCCGAAATCCTTGGCAACAACATCAAGCACGACGAGAAGGTCATCACCATCGATGATCTGCTGATCTCGAACACCTTCATCTCGAACATCGATGAAGCCAAGAACCACTACGAAGTCCGCAGCGAATACTCCCGTCAAATGGGTGACGCTCTGGCTCAAACCTACGACCGCAACCTCCTGTCGATGGCTGTCAAGGCTGCTCGTGACCCCTCGGGCCTGGGCGCTGGCGTGGCCGATCAGGGCTCCGCAGTATCGAACAACCTCGGTTCCGTGACCCCGACCACCGCAACTGTCGTATCGGCAATCTACGATGCAGCAGCAATGCTGGACGACAAGAACGTCCCCGAGGCTGACCGCTTCGTTATTGTGAATCCCTCCGTTTACTACGCGCTGGTGCAAGAGGATAAGCTGATCAACCGTGATTTCGGTGAGAACGGCTCCTACTCGAAGGGCGCAGTCTTCAACGTGGCTGGGATGACCATCGTCAAGTCGAACAACCTGGCTGTCAATCACACCACCGCCACCGCATACCCGGACTTCAACTCGAAGTATGCAGTGGACGCCTCGGACACTGCCGCACTGATCATTCAGCGTCAGGCTCTGGGCACGGTGCAACTGATGGACCTGGCGACCGAGATGGAATACGACATCCGCCGCCAAGGCACCCTCGCAGTCTCCAAGATGGCCGTGGGTCATGGTGTCCTCCGTCCGGAGTGCATCATCGAGCTCCGCGCTGCTGTCTAATCTAGACTAACCATAGGCCCCTCTGAGAATCCCTCAGGGGGGCTTTTTTCATTTTAAGGGAATTATCATGGCAACTCTGCTGACCCCTACGACTGAACTTGAGGCAATCAACGTCTGCCTCACCAACATTGGCGAAAGCCCGGTCTCGACCATCGTGGGTGACATCTCGGTGGACGCTGCTATGGCCCGTGACCTTGTCCGCCAAGTGACCCGTGAAATTCAAGCTATGGGTTTCTACTGGAACACCGAGGTGGACTACCGTCTGGTCCCCAACACCGAGGGTAACCTTGTGCTCCCCGCTAACGTCCTCAACGTGGACACTGTGGGTGTTGATGCTGACAAGGACCTCGTGGCTCGTGGTCGTCGTATGTATGACCGCCGCAATCACTCCTACCTCTTCGACAAGGCTGTCACCGTGGAACTCGTGGTGGCTCTGGCCTTCGAGGAACTCCCAGAGAGCGCCCGGAGATACATCTCTGTGAAGGCCGCTCGTATCTTCCAAGAGCGCGTTATGGGCTCTGGCTCGATCTCTAACTTCAACCGTGAGGATGAGAACGAGGCTCGTGCAATCCTGATCGCTGAGAACCTCGCAGTGGAAGATAACAACATGCTGACTGACAGCTTCACCACTGGGCGTATCCTCCACCGCAACACAGTAATCTAAGGGCTAAGAGATATGCCGCTAGTATCGACTACAGTATCCAACCTCATCAGTGGGGTCTCACAGCAGCCCGCTCCTCAACGCCTGAGGACCTCTGGTGAGGCTATGGTCAACGCCTACCCCTCAGTGGTGGCTGGTCTCCAGAAGCGCCCAGCGACTGAGCTAGTGGCCCCTCTC